ACGCTATTGGCAAAGAAATTCATATTTGTTAACAATTTGTTCACCACTTGGTGTGTTTAATATGATATAGTATAGACAAGATAAAGGAAGGGGCGAAGCCTTCCGGAAAGGAGTTAACACATGAGATTTACTAAACCGATTGGGAGGACCGATACATTACGCAAGGTTTGGAACAACGACAAATCAGAGCAATACGGCGTAGTTGGAACAGTTGGTGACATGCTGAAAGAAGGTATTCTAGAATGGTGTAATTACAGCCCTGAAACATGGTGCTATCTGCCTTGCAAGGCGATTCATACCGGAGGTCACTTCGGCAAGACACGCGAAGAAGCACTAGAGGTTATTACGGAAAGCTAAAAAGCCTCTGATGAGTAGTTGAAAATTACTACGAAACGGGCCTAGGCCCGTCAGGCCATAGCAAACAACATAATCAAACGGAGGATTACGACATGAAAAAAACTATTCAGCTTAATGTAAATGACACTATCTTAGAGGCATTATATGAGTACAACAAGTATTGTGACACTGCAAATTGCACCGCCCCGCGTCGTTTAGATTACTGCACCGCTGAAACGTTTAACGTAGGCTCCCGCTACACTACACTTCGTAGCTATAATACCATCGTGGCGTTCTATGACCACGAAACGAATATCCTATATGACGTGCTCCGCTACGTGTACGGCTACACCGCTACCAGCGCAAAGCACATTGCAAAGTTCCGCAGAATGATGAACCCCGTAACTGAACTTAGATGGGATCGTGTTTGATATGAGAAAATACAAGGTTATGTGTCATAAAGATATGGGCTATGCGGCTCTAATGAAAGCGGATAATATGCAATTTTGGCAACAAGTTTCGCCCTGGTACACGACGTTAGGTAGGCTCAATACCTACTGGGGCAAAAGAAATGGTATAACATTATCTATGCACGGTGTAGTGGAATATTGATTGTCACAAATTCCCGCTGACGAGTATCTGAAAATTGATACGAAACGCCCGTAAGGGCGTCCGGGAAACCGAACTACAAAACAAATAGGAGGAACAACAAAAATGGCAAAGGAAAAGCTTATTACCAGAACTATCCGTATCACCACCGTGGAGGCAGTCTTCATGGACACGGAGACGGCAGAAGTACGCAAGGTAGACATTGACATTCCGAACATCTCCGAAATGAAATACCCGGGTGACTACATCCAGGAGAACTACGCTTTTGCAACCGAGAAATACGTCTTCCACCGCATTCTCAAAACCACTGACAAGCTCTATGGAATCACCATTCAGCATTTCCTCGAAAACGCCGAATTACTCAACATTACGGAGGTATAACCATGAACAACTACGAATACATTGTAACCATTCACTGGGCCCATTTCGGGCCCCGTGAGTACCCTTTCTATGACTTCCACGCCGCTTTCGACACCTGTAAACGCATGCTTAAAGTACCGTCCGTTTCTTATGTAACTATGTGTCGCAAGCCTATCAAGCGCCCCACGCTAGTTGAAGCATATCAAGCATGGGAAATTCTGCACAGAGAGGGGCGTATCTAATGGACCCCGAAACCCGGCTAAAAGAGCTAGGTATCGCATGGTTTGCTCTGCAATGCCACAATCCGCACTGCCCCGACTGCCCCTCTCAGGCGCAATGCTTCAAAATCCTTTCTGAAATGGCACAATTACGACGAAAGCTGAGGTCTAACGATGTTTAAATTCATTCCGCCCTCTGAAATCACAGAATACGAACTCCGGCTACTTCATCGCTACCTAACACGTGCGGCCCGACAATGCCGGGCTGAGGAAGACGCTTGTGACAGCAAATGCCGTTTTTGTTCTCGTCACTATACCTGCACCCAGCTAGTAAACGCACGAGACCAAATCAAAAAAGAACTCAACAAGCGAGGGATTGAATTATGATAGCTCTATATGCGTCCAAATACACCATAGAAGACCTCGCGACCCTTTCCGCTGCTCTGGAAACTGCCTTGACCCATTTTTACGGTTGTAGCTGGGATTGTTCCGAATGTGCATATAAACGCCCTTGTAGAGACCTAAACAGGCTAAACAAGCATGTCAACGACTTAATAACTCAGCAAGGAGGAAACCGCTAATGTATGAGCTAATCAAAATCCTAACCAAAATCAACGACAACCTGTACCGCATAGCGAACGCCCTGGACCGCCGCTGTTGAAAACCCTGTGGAAATTGTGGATATACCCCGATAGTTAAAAATTTCACAAAATGCCCGAATACTCCGATAGTTAATTTTTTAACTTATCACTTAAAGCTTGACAAATCACTGTTTTTCTGATACAATCTTAGTGTAGCCAAGAATAGAAGCCATGTATGCACCCCTCCTAAATGGCTGGCGGATTTCGCCTCTCCGTCAGCCACATGGCCCTTCGGGATCGTTTCGCCCGGTTCAACTCCGGGATTGTTTCGCCCGGTTCAACTCCGGGATGGGCCAACAGACGGGCGACAGCCGCACTAGCCGACTGCCGCCCGCACTAAAAAACAACCAAACAAACGAAAGGTAGGTTAACAACAATGAGCAAGAACATGGTAACTCGCACTATCCTGACCACTGAGGTCTCTGTCCTCTGCCTGGACCTCATCAAGTCCGAACCCTTCAATAAGGAAGTCACCCTCCCTCGCACCTACAAAGATGAAAAGGCAATGATGAAGAAGGTGTCCGCCCTCATCGACAACGACGAGTGCAAGGCCGTCCACATCGTCCATTCCCAGGTCGTTGAAACCCTCTACGGTATGCCTGAGGAAGATTTCATCGCCGCCGCACAGATTCTCCCTCCCCGTAAGGACTACACCAAGACCCCCGACGATTCCGCCGTGTAACAAAGGTTACTAGCTCATAGGGAAGAGCTATTAACATAAAACTCTGGTCATCAAAACTAAAACGAAAAGGAGTACTAAAACATGGAAGGCTATTCTGTCAAAATCATTAGTGCCAGCAAGGAACTCACCGCCAAGGAAAAAATCCGCATCAAGGACTTCACCAACGCCGCCCAGCTTGACGACATTATCCAGGGCGACACGCATTTCATGCTTGACTACGACTATCACGTGGTCATGGAGGTCCATAACGAGAAGACCAAGAACCAGAACAAAGACTATCGCAAGGTTGTTATCGTGGACCGGGCTGGTAAAGCCTATGTCACCGGTTCCGAGAGCTTCCTGACTAGTATGGAAGACATCGTTTCTGAGATGTCTGAGACCGGAGAGGACTTCGCACTCGACTGCTACAAGGTTGATTCCAAGAACTTCCAGGGCAAGCAGTTCATCACCTGCACTGTAATCTAAGTTCTCTCCCACTAGGAGGGCCGGGGGAAATCCTGGTCCTCCTTTTCAATATTAAAGGAGGGATACAGCATGGCGAAAAGACGTAAACTGACCCAAGCAGAACAAGCATATAGCAAAGAGCTACGACGCATAAACAGGTTCATAAAAGCCGCAGAAAAGAGAGGCTTTATTTTTAACCTCAAAATTATCCCGCCTCGCCCAAAGAAAATTACCAAAGCAAGCGTACAAAGTCTAAAGAAAATCACCCAAGAAACGCTATATAAAAAAGCCTCCTATCAAACCGATGACTATCAAATCATTTCCGGCGTAGAGGGTCGAAAGCTTGAAAGAAGTAAGGCCGCAAGAAAATCCGCCGAAACTGTCCGTAGAAAGAAACAAGCCTCACTCTCCTCATTCCAGAAACCTACCACTCCGCAAGGCCCCCGAAAAGGTCCTCCCTCTATCGTCGATTCTGTTCTTGCCACAGTTGAAGAACTCATTGCACGATTTCCAGATGGGAACATCTGGACAGATTGGCAGAAAAAACTTCACCGCAAGCACAAGAACATGCTGGAGGGCATGTTAAACACTCAAATCATGCTATATGGTAGAACCACCATCGCTTACCGCTTTGAGCAAGCCGCCGCCCAGGTTGTAGACCTCGCAGAACAAATTATTTACGGGGATTCTAAAGAAGAGGACTTCCAGATTGACATTCAAGCCATGGCCCGCATTATAAAAGGTGAAAATCTCAACAGCGAAGAAATCCTCGACAGCCTGGACCTTGCAGAACAGTATGAGGCATGAGGGCGTCAAACAACCGGTATTTTGTTGGAGACTTTGAGACCACAGTCTATGAAGGCCAGCAAGACACCGAAGTGTGGGCGAGTGCGTGTGTAGAACTATTCAGTGATGACGTGCATATCCACCACAGCATAGGAGAAACCTTTGAATACTTTAAATCCCTAGACAGTAATATAATTGTCTATTATCACAACCTAAAGTTCGACGGTTCATTTTGGCTCAGTTACTTCCTGGTTGACCTTGGATTTCAGCAAGCGCTTGATTACTCAGAGGATGGCACCCAGCGTTTCCTAGAGCGCACAAAAATGCCGAACAACACCGTGACCTACAGCATAGCTGGCCTTGGGCAATGGTACAGAATCACTGTAAAAGTAGGAGGACACTATATAGAATTTCGTGATTCCCTCAAGCTACTCCCGTTCTCCGTCAAACGTATTGGCCAATCCTTTGCTACAAAGCACAAGAAGCTTGACATGGAGTATAAAGGATTCCGGTATGCGGGTTGTGAGATAACCGAAGAGGAACAGCGCTACATTGCCAACGACGTTTTAGTAATCAAGGAAGCCTTGGAAATCATGTTCAGCGAGGGACATAAGAAACTCACCATTGGGTCCTGTTGTCTTCACGAATACAAGAAATCAATAGGCACCAAGAAGTATGAGGTAATGTTCCCAGACCTCTATCAAATTCCTCTCACCGAGGAATATGGGGCCGAGAATGCTGGCGAATACATTCGCAATAGCTATCACGGCGGCTGGTGTTACCTAGTAAAAGGCAAAGAGAACCAAATAAAGCATAACGGAACCACAGCAGACGTGAACTCCCTTTATCCCTCCATGATGTCAAGTGAAAGTGGCAATCCATATCCCATTGGGTTCCCAACCTTCTGGAAGGGAGACCAGATACCAGAGGAAGCAATGCAACAGGGCAAGTTTTACTTCGTCCGATTCCGTACCCAGTTCTACATTCGTCCTGGTAAATTGCCATTCATTCAAGTTAAGAACAGTCTCCTCTACAAAATGACTGAAATGCTTGAAACCTCTGATGTCCTTAACCGTGAAGACGGCAACTACTACGACAGCTATTATGATTTTCAAGGCAACCTCAGGAAAGCGACTTTGACACTCACAATGACAATGGTAGACTTCAAGCTATTCAAGGAGCACTATGAACTAGTCAACTTTGAAATCCTAGACGGGTGTTACTTCGATTCTAAAATAGGGATATTCGATGATTACATCAACAAGTACAAAGAAATCAAGCTCAACAGCAAAGGGGCAAAACGAGAGCTCGCAAAGCTATTCCTCAACAACCTCTACGGTAAAATGGCTAGTAGCCCCAATAGCAACTTCAAGATAGCTTATGTTAAAGAAGACCGGAGCCTAGGCTTTAATACCATCGTAGCAAATGACAAGAAACCTGGGTATATTGCTGTCGGTTCCGCAATCACCAGTTACGCCAGAAACTTTACAATCCGTGCGGCACAAATGAACTATCACGGAATAGACCAACCAGGCTTCATCTATGCCGACACCGATTCCATACATTGTGACCTTCCACCAACTGAAATAAAGGGCATCAATGTTCATCCAAAGAACTTCTGTTGCTGGAAATTGGAAAGTTGTTGGGACGATGGCTATTTTATCCGCCAGAAAACTTATGTTGAACACGTAACTCATGAAGATTGTGAGCCAATTGAACACCCTTACTATAATGTCAAGTGTGCAGGTATGCCGGAGCATTGCAAGAAGCTTTTTTTGATGTCTATGGAAGGGCCAACAGATGAACAACTAGCAACCCTACCAGAAGAAGAACAACAATTTGTCTCAGTAAAAAGAACATTAGAAGACTTCACCATTGGTTTACGTGTACCAGGTAAACTTAGGCCAAAGAGAATTCGTGGCGGAGTACTTCTGACAGACACGACATATGAAATGAGGTAAATTTATGAAGAAAGATAAGGAACTTAAGGTAAACACTACCAACTACCCCAAGGATTCCCATGCCGATTTCTGCAAGCGTTGCAAAGACAGGTATCACGACGGCAAGTGCCCCATCACAAAGACTGATAAGGTGAGCCAGAAATGCGACTTGTAAATGCTTTCATGTGCATATCCTATGCTTGCCTAGGGATAGCATTCTTCATCATCGACCAAAAACTTTCCAAGGACGGACCAGGAACATACAACACATTAGCCTTAATTTGTGCCATGGCGTCCCTCATCACTTATTTAACCTATCTAGCATAAAGCAAGAGACCAGAGGAAATCCTCTGGTCTCTCTATATCTGCGACCGAAGTGGCTAACAAAGCGGTAAGCTATCCGTCTCATCGTCACGGCAGTATCTTTCAACTGTGCTTCCCGTGGGATGCAGTGTAGCACGCTCCGGCAGATACCTTAATAAGACAAGGCTTTTAGCACAGCTTCCTTACATTTAAGATTCTTGAAGCGGAAGCATCCACGTTCAAAATAGAATCTCAGATTTGTTAGGAACATATCATTTCTTCTCAGCATCACATAGTTCACGTTATGGTCCTCTGTGGTAACACTGATTTTGCTTGGATAAGTTCCATCGGGTCTATCGTCACAGTAAATGATACCAGCATCGGCAAATTCCCTGACACCATATTCAGTTCCATTATATCTGAGAGTGGTAAGATACTTGGACCTACCTTCGGGCTTTTCAATGAAAGCCTGGTTGTCATTTAAATAAACGCACTGAGCGGCATAGGAAACATAGCTGTTCCTAGAGAATGCCCTATTGAATCCACTCTGCATCTGAGCCTCACTGGCGTTCTGATTAAAGCCCTGCTCCAGCACGAACCCATCACCCTTAAGAAACCGTGTATCAGACTGCAAGCGTTCACTGATTCCCATCTCAACATAATAGGGGTTGATAATAGACACAGGGTTGGAGCACATATACAGCGGTACATATCTTACCATTTTCCCTTGGCCACGTGCTACACTGGTGTGAATGCTCAAGAGCTTTCTGATTTCATCAGCGCAATAATGATTTGTCTCAGACTGGAACTCATCGAACATCATTCTCTCCACGTCACTGAACAGGTGGCTATACTTCTTAATTGTGTCAGCGCTATTCAAGCTAATAGCATACCCACAGCTTTCATCATCGAGGAACAGTTCATAATAGATACCATTTGCCCTTCGCTTGCTTTCCATTTCACTGCCCTTGAAGAACAGTCTACCGATATCCTTGAAGAACTTCTCAGCACAATCGTCAAGTTCATAATTATACCGAAAAAGAAGGGCAAATTTGCCCTGCCCCTTCAAGAACTTGTTGACCAACAGGCGGTTAAAATAAGTGGTCTTACCACCTGTTCTATTTGTCGTCACCATATAAATCTCAGGGCGCTCACCATTGATGTCCAACATGGACAGCAATTTTGTTCCATCATAATATTCAGGCATAGAGAATTTCACTCCTTTCCCACTTCCATTGTAACATAAGTCTTGACAAAAGTCAAGACTTATGTTACAATGAATAAAAAGGAACAATCCTTTAGGAGGGCAAACGCATGGACGAATTGGCTATGAAGGTCCAGCATATTGAAGACCAATGTAATGACCACGGCAAGCGCATCGACAAGCTGGAAGAGAGCAATAAGGCTCTCACAGAACTAGCACTCTCCGTAGAATCCTTGGCAACAAATCAATCCAACATGAAAGAAGATGTCAAGGAAATTAAGAAAGATATTAAGTGCCTTACTAGTGTACCCGGCAAACGCTGGAACACCCTAGTTGATAAGGCTATCACTTTACTGGCTGGCGGCTTTATAGCATGGTTACTAAGTGGGGTGAACTTATGAGAAAGAGAGACCGCTATTTATTAACCGCAATCATCAGCATATGGCTCTTCACGATTGCCGCTTTCCTCCTTAGCTACTATGACCACGTCGTGCCTGATTCCCTCATCGTAGCATGGTTCTCTGCCTGGACCCTTGAATTGGCCCTGGTGGCTGGAATTAAAATCAAGGGAAAGGAGGAATGAACAATGAAAATCATTTGGGAATACCTTGCAAATCTCCTGACGGTCAAATCTCTTGTGACCATTGCATTGACCATTACGTTCTGCGTTCTCACGGTAAAGGGAAACCTTCCTGAGAACTTTATGAACATCTACACAATGGTCATCACCTTCTATTTCGTTAAGCAACTGACAAAGGAGACTGCCAATGAAAACGCTAAGACCTAAGACGCTGGAAACCTTGTTACAGGTGGCTATATGGCAAATCGGAATGGTAGAGAATCCTGCCAATAGCAACAAGCAGAAGTACGGTGAAGCCTACGGACTAAATGGTCAGCCTTGGTGCCTCATGTTCGTCTGGTGGGTATTCAAGGAAGCGGGTTTCAATCTCTACAAAACAGCTAGTTGTACCACGCTGGTGAATCGCTATCGTTCTAACTCCCCCTCTCAACTGGTGCATGAGAACTTCCAGCCAGGTGACATCGTTTTCTTTGACTGGTCCGGCGAGAAAAAGAAAACCGAACATTGTGGTATTGTTACCGCTGTTAATGGTGGCTTAGTTTATACCATTGAGGGCAACACCAGTAAACGTGACGATTCCAATGGCGGTTGCGTCATGCCTCGTTCCAGGAATAGCAAGTATATTACTTGTGCTATTAGACCAAAATACAGTAAATAAAAGGAGGAAAAGAAACAATGTCATTAACAGCAGATGAGAGAAAAGCAATCTACATTAAAATCAGCGAGTTGTCCGGGGATAATGAAGACATCATGAACTCCCTTGCTGAGCTTCAAAAGGACGACACTGAGCGTGGCAGTGGTAACACGCATACTGACGCCGACGTCATGGATAAGGACGGCGTTAGGTGGGAACAGAAATACAGAGATATGCAGACCAAATATCGTGAGAGATTCTTTGGCGGCAATCCTGAACCGATTGAACCCCCTGCACCGGAACCCGAACCTGACCAGGCGGAGACTATTTCTTTTGACGATTTATTTGAAAAGGAGGAAAAGTAAATGCCCGTTAAGCCTAATTCCGCCACGCTCAAACACAACGGCGTGGACATCCTCAATGCCATTCGCAATAGTGCGAGTGACACATACCGTCAGCGGATTCCTGTTGCTACGCAGGATAATATCCGTGAAATCGGTAATGCCATGATGCAGTACCAGGCAACTCAGAATGAGTTCCTGAATGCCCTGGTCAACCGCATTGCCCGTGTCATCATCACCTCCAAGTCCTATGAGAACCCTCTTCGGGTTTTCAAGAAGGGAATGATGGAGTATGGTGAGACCATCGAGGAAATCTTTGTGAACATTGCAAAGGCACATCCCTTTGACCCCATCCTTGCTGAGAAGACTGTCTTCAAGCGTGAGATTCCTGATGTTGCCGCTGTGTTCCACAAGATGAACTATCAGAACTTTTACAAGGCAACCATCTCTCAGGACCAGCTCCGACAGGCGTTCCTATCTATGGAGGGTATCACCGACCTGATTGCCCGTATCGTGGACAGCATGTACACTGGTTCCGAGTTCGATGAGTTCCTGTGTATGAAGCACCTGATTGAGCAGGAGGCCAGCACTGGCCGCATGTATCCCATCGTGATTCCCGCTCCTTCTGCGGCTACTGCCAAGGAGATTGTCACCAAGATTAAGGCCGTAAGCAATCAGCTTGAGTTCATGTCCAGCAAGTTCAACGCTATGGGCGTCATGAACTTCTCCAAGAAGTCTGACCAGATTCTCATCATTGATGCCGCTTTCGATGCCGTCATCGACGTGGAAGTTCTGGCCTCTGCTTTCAACATGAGCAAGGCTGAATTTATGGGACAGCGTGTCCTTATCGACAACTTCGGTGAACTGACAGGTTGCGTGGCCGCCCTGGTTGACCGTGATTGGTTCATGGTGTTCGACAATCTCATGTCCTTCACGGAGAACTACAATGGCGAGGGCCTGTACTGGAACTACTTCTACCATGTGTGGAAGACCTTCTCCACCTCTCCCTTCGCTAATGCTCTCATCTTCACCACCACCGCTCAGTCTATCACCGGCGTAGAAATCACTGGCCCTGCTACTCTCAATCTGGGTGACGTGGCGCAGTATACCGCCGTCGTAACAGGCACAGCTCTTGCTCCTCAGGGTGTCGCATGGTCTGTGTCTGGCTCTCAGCCCGTCCGTGCGCAGATTGACTGGACTGGTAAGATTATGATTCCGCCCGATGAGCCGAACAGCACGCTTATCATCACCGCCACCTCGCTGTATGACCCCTCTAAGACTGACACCTTCACGGTTCAGATTATGAACCCTGATTTCAAGGTTACCCTCACTGGCCCGTCCTCTATCAAGAAGGGCGCTTCCGGTCAGTTCGTGGCTAACGTTGAGGGTGCTCAGATTGGACAGGGTGGTGTTACCTGGTCTGTCAACGGTGGTGCTTCTGCCAACACCGTGATTGACGGCAACGGTAAGCTCACGATTGGCGCTGATGAAACCAGCAACACTGTGACTGTCCGTGCAATCTCCACCTTCAACCCCGCCAAGTCTGCCTCTCAGACTGTGACGGTCACCACCTAATATAAGGGGAGGATTTTCCTCCCCTTATAGAAAGGAGTAATCATGGCAGATTATGTGCCTAATACTGTAGTCAAGATTTTACAGAATGTGCCGCTTGACGATACCTATACAGACACACGCTGGTTTTCTAGTGTTGGTGACCAGACTGGTTTCTTTAACGGTAAAGCAAAATACACGTTCACTGACCTGACTTATCAGCGTGTCAATAACGGTATCGCTCAGCCTCGTGTGGCTCTCACCTGTCGTGTGCCTATGATTGCCGATAACCTCTATGACTGTAATTACATGATGTTCCAAAACACGAATTACGGTAGTAAGTGGTTCTACGCATTCATTAAGCAGGTAAACTATATCAACCCCAATAATACAGAAATTGTGTATGAGATTGATTACCTGCAATCCTTCATGTTTGAGCTAAGTATCAAGGCCAGTTTTGTTGAACGTGAACACGCTAGCGCCGATGAAGACAAGCCGTTTGCTAACCTTACACCTGAACCTTTACAGGTTCCCAACTGGACATACGACCAAACAACTTTCTCTGTCATTGATATGGAGAGTATGGGGTTACAAACTGCCCCGACAATCGTTATGGCGCTAGTGCCTAGTAGCCTTACTACCGCACTTTTCACGCCTGACGGAGAGTTCTATAGTGGCATCTATTCTGGGGCATATTATAAAACGTTCACAACCGCAGCAGATGCTAACGCATTCATAACTGCCCTTGCCGCTATTGACGCGCAGGATAGTATCGTGGATGTCTTCATGTCCCCTGGCTCTCCTAAAGCTGGCTCTGGCGCAGAAACGAAGAGCGTCACCACCACAATTAATGTAACAGGTGAAGTCTTCACTACTCCAACTGGGACTTACACCATCAGAAACAAGAAACTCCTGAACTCTCAGTTCACCTATATTCACGGCAATTCTCATTCCGGCGAGGAAATGACGTGGTTACCTGAGTACGTTAACGGCACCACCTTCGCGGGTGAAGTACATGTTGCCTACAACCCGGAGTTCGCTATGATGTTCGTGCCTAGGTATATGGGTAGCACAGATGTTGGTAAACGGGGCATCGATTATGGTCTCCCCTTTAACCAAGTTGTTCACTGCACTTGGAACAGTATGGGATATCTTGGGTCTGCCATTAAAGGAGCAGTTAAGGTTGCTGGCGTTATCGCCGCTACAGTAGCAACCGGCGGAGCCGCCGCACCTGCTGCTTTGAGTACCGCTGTAGGACCTGCAGCTCCTGCCGCTATTGGCCCCACAATGAGTGGAGCTATGCAGACCGGTGCAAGAGCAGTTCAGGCTGGAACACAGTTGGGGGACCTGAGCGAGATATTCGATACAAAGGGACAAAGCTCCCGTGGTTCTCCCCCAACCGATATCCTTACCTTTGCTTTGGGCCTCCATGGTTTTGACTTCCGTCGTATGTGTCCTGACAAGGAAACTCTCGAACGTTTTGATACCTTCTTCGACATGTTTGGCTATCAGGTAAACAAGGTCAAGGTTCCTAATTTGGATACCCGTGTCGCGTGGAACTATGTGAAGCTCAACCGACCTTGCATTTACGGTTCTGTGCCTGTCGAAGGTATGGCGGTAATTCGTGCCGCTTTCTCCCGTGGTATTCGCTTGTGGCACGTGGATGCCGTCGGTGATTACTCCATTCAAAATCCACCTAAATAAGGAAGTGAGAAAATGCCCGGAACAGTTTTACCGCCTCAGCGGTTCAATCCGCTACAGAGACCACGTAGAAGTTGGGAAGCTAAGAAGCTCAACAACGACACGTTCATTGACTACATGACACGGTTGCAGGAAATCTGCATTAACATGTTTGAGTGGTCCGGCCTCCCTGATACCGTGGATGAGAGATTCCTAGAGCTGACCTTGTGTGAATATGGCTACTGCGTTTATTTCAATGACGAAGTCATTGGGGATTTGGTAGCCACGTCTATGATAGGCGGCCCTCTGGACGTGTATCGTATTCCTACACGTAGAACAGCTTATGCGGTCAATGGGTATCAGAAAAATTTGACAGATAAGGACAGTGTGTTGATTTTCAATAACTATCTGCATACGCCCTCTATGATGACAATTCTTCTGTACGCCAGACGTCTGTATGAAATTGAGCGGACCATTGACGTCAATGTGAAAGCGCAGAAAACGCCTGTTGCAATTATATGTGATGAAAGCCAGTTGTTCACCATGAAACAGGTTTATGAAAAGTACGACGGCAATGAGCCTGTTATCTTTGGCGGCAGGAACCTGGACATGAAGGGTATTCAGGCCATGAAAACTGACGCACCATTTGTGGCTGACAAGCTAAATATTTTAAAGCGTCAGATTTGGAATGAGGCTATGACTATCTTTGGTGTCGAGAACGCCAACGCTGAGAAGAAGGAACGGCTGGTTACAGATGAAGTTCTTAGTAACCTTGGCGGTGTTCAGGCCCAGAGATATGTAATGTTAAATGCCCGTAGACAGGCGGCGAAGAAAATCAATAAGATGTTTGCCACCAATATCGAGGTAAACTTTAGACAGGACTTCTCCGCTCTGAATACTGAAATGCCTACCACTACCACGATGGAAACCGGAGATGATATCGTGGATAGAGAGGTTAGGTTGGTTGGTAGAAATACCCTTGGATAAGGAGGGTCTATGGGAGAGTATACAATTGATATCCGCCACCTGCTTGCACGTGGTTATCCTCTTGCGCTGAATGATTACCCTATCTTTGCAGAAGAATATCGTGGGTATTTGAATCAGAAAATCATTGACCACTTTTACTTCCGTGAGATTGGGCAGGAGACACCTGATAGATTCAACTTCTTCCTTAGGCGCAAGATGAATGAGATTATGCCGTATTACAATGAGCTGTATAAAAGCCAGCTCATTGAGTTCGACCCTATGGCAACGGAGTTCTTCCGCCAGGGGACGGACAGTAAACGTGACAGGCGGTTTGAATCTCAGTCTAAAAATAAGGGCAAGCGTGGAGAGACTACAGGAGACGTGTTTACCCGGAATGAAGACACGAAGAATAACCAAGTGTTTGGTCAGACTTCTGGCGAAAAAGTGAAGGGTAGCTACACAAAAAGCGGTGACAAAAAAGTTGACACCACCGGTAAGAAAACTGAGGACTTCAAGGGAACCAAGACCTCGAATGAACTAGTCACCAATGACCTTCATACGAAGAACATTACCGATGGAACCGCCAACGGGACCCGAAAAACAGTTGGAAGTAACGATACCACGTTCAGTGACATTCCCCAAGCTGGTGTCGAAACTACTGTTGTTACAGCTCCCGACGGCACGGTTACCCGCACCACAAAGGGGTATGCTACTACCACTACTAATGTGGATAGCACTGAGAATGTGACAACAAGCGACAAGACCCATTCCCAGAGTGACACGGATAACACTGGAACTGTTAAGACCGAGACAAGCGAATCTACTACTAATGATAATGTCACCGACACTGTAGGCAAGGAAACCACTGGGTGGTCCGAGGCTGGTAGCGATACCAGGGATACGAATTACACCAACGATGAAAATACTAACATCAAGGGAAATACAAAAGAAGATTCTCAAAGAAACATCAGTATCAATGAAAAAAGTAGTAACGACCACCAGGAGCGTTCTTCTACCGGCGAGAATACCAGTGAAATGGTCACTGGAAAGGGCCGGAGAGGCGCTAATCCTTCTGAACTTATCATGAGCTATCGGGAATCCCTTATCAATGTGGATATGATGGTCATCAATGAGCTTGAAACTTTATTTATGGGGGTATATTGAAATGAAGGATAATTTGTATAATCCGGTACCTGGTAAACCTGGTTGCGATTGCGGTAAGCCTCCTGTCCATCCCTGCCCTCCGCCTATGCCTGGTTGCGATTGCGGTAAGCCTCCTGTGCCTCCTCAGTGCCCGCCTCCTTGCCCTCCTCCGGTGTTTCCACCTTTCTGCCCTGAGGATAAGCCTATGATGGGTAAGCCTTGTTGCCCGCCTCCGCCTATGCCTCCCGCTCCTAGCGTGGTCTCTGGAATGGATTTGTATGAGGCTATGAACCACCTGAGCGATAGAGTGAATATTTGTATTCACAACTATAATCAGGTGATGGCTGAGAACTATAAGGCCCTGCGGAATATGCAGAGAGCCGCCGAGGAAAATGGTGCTTACTATGGCCCGGGTGAGGTTTGGGTCGAGGAAGGCTATTATCCCGATGAGAGCGCCACTTACCACATTGTGCATAAGGCGTGTGTGGATAGACGTGGTGAGCCTATCCGGATGCAGTTGCATCTTGCTTATGGCAATACAACCAATAGCAAGATTGAACAGAACATCTTTAGCGCCTCTAAGGTTGAGTATGCCGACAAGATGATGGTCGCCATTCCCAAGGGTGATAAGGGATGGTATGGTAAGGCGCTGTGGCATGGTTGCCCGATGCCCTCTGCCGATGAGCCTACCCTTTGGACTGTCGGTTTTACTAGGGCTGGTGTCATGCGGGTGTATGGCAATAGCGTGAATGTGGACCAGATGCTCCGGGACACCGTGGAGGACGCTATGGGTGTCAGCGGCGTTCTGGTTATGGATGGCAAGGTGACTGATGATTCCTATCGTCAGTATATTCCTAATGCTGAACAGCAGACTAGCCGAGTTTGCATGGGCCAGAATATGGCAACCAGAGAAGTTGTGATTCTGACTGTTGGTAATGAAAACGACGTCAATAAGAAGGGTCTGACTAGTAGGGCTTGCGCTGAGATTCTTCGCCAGTATGGTTGCGATATTGCGGTTGAGCTCTGCGAGGGTGTTGGTTCTGGTGCAATGGATAAGGGTAGCCTTATGTACGTGCCGGATAACACCGAGGAGCCTACGGCGTATGCGTACTGGTTCATTAGCCGGAAGTGCTTTTATAAGAATGATTATGAAAGAGAACTGGCGGAACTCGTGCAGAACTACGGTGCTTGCATCTGGGGTGGCTTTCTGAATAAGAAAGCCATCGCCCAGGTGAAAGCTGAGCTTGCTGAAGAGATTCAGCGGGCTAAGGATGCTGAACAGCAGTTGCAGGAGAATATCGACGCTGAGACTGCGGCTAGAGAAGAGGCTGATAACCAGCTTCAGGCTAACATCGATGCCGAAGCTCAGGCTAGAGCGGATGCAGATAATGTGTTGCAGGGCAACATTGATAAGGAAGCTCTTGCTAGACAGAATGCCGATGCCGCTTTACAGGATAATATAAATAAGGAAGCCCAGGCGAGACAGGCGGCTGATACTGTGTTGCAGGGGAATATTGATAAGGAGACTGAAGCGAGAAAGGCCGCCGATACTGCACTGGGGCAGAGGATTGACGGCCTGAATACGAGACTTACTGCGGCTGAGGCCGAGATTGTCAAGATTAACCAGTTGCTCACGGTTCTGCAACAGCAGATGACGAGTTTGGACGCTACGGTTACGGAGCTAGCTAAGACTATCAGTGATATTGAGACCAGCTTGAATAACTTGAAGCAGACTGTGCTGACGCTGGTTAGTAGAGTTGATAGTATCAGTGAGACTATCAATAAGATTATCAGCGGTGAGCAGGATTTGCCTTATGTTAAGAGGGCTGGGGATACCATGAGCGGCGACCTTAAGATGGCTGATGCTTCTGGTACGGTTAAAGGTTCGCTGTCTGATATCAGTGACGGCGTTGCACTGACTGCTGAAAACGGCGCTTGCTTGAAGGTGGGAACTCAGGCGGTTACTGTATGCGATAACGCTGGTGGTGCTAGCCAGATTAAGGGCGTTAAGACTGGTACAGAGAATACAGATGCTGTTAATGTTAAGCAGTTGAGGGATGCTGGAGAGGCCTATGTCAAGAAATCCGGAGATACCATGACTGGGGACCTTATTTTCCGGGAGGGAACACACATTGCAGTTTCCGGTGGCACAGGTGACGGAGACTTTAAGATTTATGGGGGTGTCATCAATCATAGTCGTTGCGCTCGGTTCTCTGGTGGTACTCTTAGTGATAATTCTACTGAGTTGCGATTGTGGCCTGATTATGTTGAGTTTACACAACTAGGTGGTAGTAGTACAGTACCCCGCGTAACTGGCATCAAGACACCAGTCGGAAATGCTGACGCTGTTAATAAGGGGTATGTTGACGGGTTGCTTGGTTTGCAGTATTTTACTGTCGCGGATGGGCTTAAGTGGCAGGGTAAGACTGAGACTTACAGTGTTAGCGGTGTTATGGTTAATATGGGAAAGACAGTTATGCTGGTGCTTGACCATTCTACCTGGTATCCCCCTACTGGTGCTTATCCAAACGGAACGTTGAAGCTTCCTATGCCGACTGGTTGGCCTGATAGAGGCCCTGATAGAAGGGGTGTGAATGGGTACTTCTGTTGGACACAAGCATCCGCCGGTTTTGCGGGAGAGGGTTCTAACGTTTTTCCGTTTAGCTTTACCGCAAATAAAACTTCGGAAACTGTTAATCCTACCCTCAGCATCAATTTGAAAATTAGCGATGAAACGGCCCATACTCTTAAGGCTTCGCCAGTTATTTTCGTGGCGAGTTATTATGCCCCAGCTACCTAATACTGATAAGCGCAGGGAATATTTTCCCTGCGCTTATTCTTGAGCCAATAGTTAATAGTGTTAACTAGTTTTAATTTTTTGGATAAGGTTAGTCAATAGTTAATAGTGTTATTAGTTTCAATTTTTTGAAATAGGTTAGACGATAGTTAATAGTGTTAACTAGTTTTAATTTTTGAAACAGGTTAGACGATAGTTAATAGTGTTAACTATAACAAATTT